CCGCAAAGCTCACGCGAAACCCGCTCACGCGCGGTGTGATGCTCGCAATCGCGACCACGAACGAACTGATCAGCTTGTTCCCGTGGAAGCCCGTTGCGGGCACGAGCTTCGATTACAACCGAGAGAAGTCGATCACCGACGTCGGGTTCGTGTCTGCGACTCACACCTCGATCACCGAAGGCGGTGCGCAGTTCGACCGCGTGACCGTGCCGATGCGTCTGATCGAGCACGACGTCGACGTGTACAACTACGTCACGAATCAGACCGACCCGAACGGCGATCAGAAAAGCATTCAGATCGCGCAGCAGCTCAAGGCAACCGGTCGCACGCTGCAGGGCAAGATGTTCACGGGCGCGTTTGCCTCCGGCTTCGTCGTCACCGGCACCCTGGCAGGCCCTGCGGTTACCGCCGCCGTGCCGAGCGCGCACACGGACTCGGTCGTGCAGGGGCCCGGCTCTCTGCGCTACACGCACGTCGGCACGCTTTGGCAGTATCGCGCGCCTGGCGATCGCGAGTACGGCCCAGCGGTTGCGGTTGCCGCAGACGCGACGGTGGTCCTGCTGTCTGACAACCCGAGCCGGTTCGTTGCGGCCACCATCGTCGTCGCGTCTGCGACTGCAGACGAAACGATGGAAATCACGTTCTCGACGTCGACCGAAGAGCCCGACGGCTTGAACAAGATCCTGGCGAACACCTCGCAGGTGCGCAGCTCGATCGGCGTGAACGGCGACGCGCTCTCGTTCGCGATTCTCGATCAGATGATCTACGACCTCGTGAAGGTGCGCGACAACCGCGTCTTTGTCATGAACGGGTCGCTGAAGCGCAAATACATGGAGCTGGTGCGCGGCGCATCGGGCGGCATGACGCCCGAGCAGACCGCGATCCCATCCTTCGGCGCGGGCGGCGCGTTTGAAGATCAGATGGTGCCGAGCTACCAGGGCATCCCGATCCTGCAGGTCGACGACATCCCGAACACCGAAGCGAAGGGCTCCGCGACCGACCTGTCGAGCTGCTATCTGATCTCGCTCGGCGAAGAGGGCTTTCACGGCGGCGTGCAGAGCACGGGCGACGTCGCCGACGCAGACCTCGATCCGTACATGGCGCGGCTCATGGGGATCAAGCTGTACGACCTCGGGCAGCGCGAGACGAAGGGCGCCGACGGCACTCGCATCGAATGGATGGGCGCATATGCGCTCGGCTCGAAGCTCGCCGCAGCCCGCTCGACCGAGATCATCACCGCCTGATTTGTAGCCGCTGCGCTCGTGCAACCTCTCGTGTGCGAGCGTGGCGGCAGTACCATTTCGCGAACACGATTGGAGCGCGCCTTGACCGATGTCTCTCTCTCGAACCTGCCTTGCGAGGCGGGCACTGTGCCCGGGCACTGGCGCGTCGCCTTTCGCGAGCCCGTCAATGACTCGTTCGCGGGCTGCACCTTCGTCGAGGGCGTCTCGGTCGGCACCATCACCGGCCCGCGGCTGCGCCGACTCGTCGCCCTGATGGGCGCATCGATACGCGCAGTGCTGCGCGTCGACGGCGCCGCGCCTATGTTGATCGGCGACGCCGACGCATTCAGAGAAAACCATCGCGAGACGCTCGTGCCCGAGCCGCCTGCGCCCGAGCCTGCGCCGCCCGCGCCTGTCGCTGCGCCTGCGCCGCCCGACGAGCCCGCTGCGCCGCCGCCTGCAGTGCAAGCCGCGCCCGAGCCCGTGTTCGAGGATATCGAGGCTGTCGCGGCGCCCGAGCCCGAGCCCGAGCCCGCGAAGGTCGAGCCGACCGCCGAGCCGGTGCCCGACGAGACGACCTCGGTTATCCGCGGCATGAAGCAAAAGCGCCGCACGAGTAGGTCGAAATGATCTCCGCGGTGTTCGATACAGATGATCTTGTCGCGGCGATTCAGTCGCTCTCGTCGAACCTCGGCAGAGCGGTGAGTCGCGGCATGAACGCGACGACCGTGCGCATCGCACGCAACGCGAAGATCCTTGGCGGGCAGCGCTTCCAAGATCAGACGGGCGCACTGCGCAACTCGATCGAAAGCGAGCCGCCGACGGGCAGCCTGCGCGCGGGCACGTTGACCGGATGGGTCGGCATGGCTGCCTCGCATAACTTCCATTTTTACGGGCTCTCGCAAGAGTACGGCACGCGAAACGGCGTCACTGAAAAGCGGTTCATGCGCGACGCAATGGACGCCGAGACGGGCGACCTCATCGAAGATGCAATGGCGCAGGCGTTTCGCGACGCAGGGTTCGAGGTAACTCGGTCATGACCGTTCTCGACGTCAACACGATCGCAACGGACGCAGACCTCGCGAACGAGATCGGCGGCGCCGACAAGCTCGATCGCGCAATGAAGCGCGAGGCAGACCGCGACGCGAAGCGCGTGCGCGCGCTCGAAGACGTCGTCGAGGCGCTGCAGAACCGCTCGCCGCCCGTGTTCGAGGAGGACCTGCTTGACCCGACCGAGCTGCGCCGGGCCGTCGTCGCACGTGCCCTGCACTTGATCTGTCGCAGTGCGAGCGCCGTGCCTGGCGACACGTGGCACATGCTGCGCGACGAGTATCGCCGCGAATACGATCGCTACGTCAAGACGCAGTTCTCGCTCGAAAGCGAGCTACGCGCGCCGAGCGGATTCACGATTGACTTGGAGCGGCGTTGACCGCGCCCGACATCGAGCGGCTCGACAACCCGCTTACGAGCGCGGTTCTCGCACTCGGCGCTGCAGCTGCGAACGCCGAACTCGCGCGCCGGATGGAGCTGCTCGGCGACGTGAACCCGAGCGAGCTTGCTGTGTGCACAACGCTCAACCATCCGGTGAAGCTCTCGATGCTAGGCGGCGCGCTCTCGCTGCCAGTGCTCTCTTGCTACGCGCGGCAGACGCGGCGCAAGCGCGTGACCTTCGGGCACGTAGATCAGCTCGTGACGCTGCGCCTGCATTACGTCAGTAGCGCGACCGCGCACGAGCGGCTGAACGACCGTTGGCCTTCGCTCAACATCGTGTGGCGCGCAGTGTCAGACGCGCTCTTCGACGGCTATAGCTCCGCCTACCAGGACGGCGCGCAGGTGCTCTGCGATGCGGGCGTCGTTTGGGTCACGCCCGACGCAACCATGATGGAGGGCTACGCGCTCGGCGGCGATTTCGCGTTTCCGCAATGGGAAGCGGACTTCGTGTTTCAATGGCGCCCGCAAGACGAGGCGGCCGATTCCGACCTCGTATGTTTTCCGATGCTCGGCGTCGATGCGCAGATCGGCGAGTTCGACGGCGACCTCGGCACCTGTCACCAAGTCGACATCAGGGCGAACACGGCGCTCGGCGACGAGGTCGACTGCGCCACCCCGTACGACGAAGAGAGCGAGTTACCATGACGGTACCGGCAACGAGAGTAAGCGCGCGCGGCGAGTTCAGGCACACGACCGAGCACGAAGAGCTGCAAGCAAGTTTCGACGACGCCCTCGACGTCGACGTTCTCGACACGAGCGAGACTGCGGGCGCGGGCGCTGTGAACCACGACGCGGCGACTGCGCATCTCGCGTGCATCGTCTCGACGGGCGCGAGCGACCGGGCGATCGTGCGCTCGCACGCGCGCCCTCGACCTGCTGCGGGTTCGTGGCGACTCACTCGGGTATGCGCCCGCTTCGTCGGCGAGGTCGTCTCGCAGAGCAAGCGCGTCGGCATCGGCGATGACGACGACGGGGCGTTCTTTGAACTCGAAGGCGAGACGCTTTACGCCGTGCGACGCAGCTCGGTCTCGGGTTCGCCCGTCGAGGTGCCCATTGCTGCGGCGCAATGGAACGGCGACACGACCTCGGTCGTGCTCACGAACGAGCACGTCTTCGAGATTCGCGACGCGTGGCCCACTGGCGACCTGCAGTTCTTTGTCGACGGGCTGCTCGTGCACACGATGTCGGTCGACGGCAGCATCGACGCGCCTGCGTGGAAGCGCTCGCGCCTGCCCTTGCTACTCGAATGCGCCAACGCGGGCGTGACGACTGCGGGCGGCTCTCTCGAGGTCTCGCACGCGTCGATCGTTGTCGGGCAGCGCGCCGCCTCGACGAGCACGCACACGGTCGAGGCACGCAACGCAGCGGTGCCGACGTCGCAGACCTCGCTCGTCGCGATTCAACCGCGCTCGACGTTCGGCTCGGTCGACAATCACGGCACGCTGTCTGCGCAGCGCGTGAGCGTCTACACCGACAGCGAGTGCCTCGTCGAGGTGCTGCTCGGCGCGACGCTCGGCGGCGTGCTCGCCGACCACGCAGCGGAGTCGCGAGCGCAGTCGAGCACCGCGCCCGGCAGCATCACGGGCGGGCGTGTTGTCGCTGCGATCCCGGTGTCTGGTTTCGCGAGCATCACCATCGACGACGAAGTGCGCCGCCTGGCAGACGGCACGCAGCAAACATTGACCGTCGCCGCGACAGCCATCGCGGGCACCGCCACGGTCGCAGCCGCGCTCACTTGGAGGGAAACACCGTGACCGAGAAACGACAACTATTGAAAGTGTGCGCAGTCGACGGGCGGATGATGCCGCACCCTGGCGGCGCGGGCAGGTACGTCGGCATGCGCGACGCAATGCCCAAGCAAGCCGCCGACGTCGAGGTGCCAGGCGGGCGGCGCTACGTTCGCATTCCGTTCGAGGAGCTGCCTACGAGTTCGTTTCTGCGCCGCGCTCTCGCCCGTGGGGACATCGCGCTTTACACGGGCGACACTGACGACGGAGCGAGCGAATGACCATCAAGAGCATTATCCCGAACTCGAACAAGGTGCCGGGGCAGTACACGCGAGTTAGCCTCGGCGTCGGCCCGCGAGTCGGCGGCGCGGGCGCAAACGACGTCGTGCTGTTCGGCAACAAAACCTCGGCGGGCACGATGTCGGTCGAGACCGAATACGAGGTGTTCGACGAAGACGAGGTGCGCGGGCTCGCAGGAGACGGCGCCGAACTCTTTTGGATGTTCAAGTTCGCGCGCGCCGCGAACCCGGGCGCGTCGCTTTTCATCATCGCGGTAACCGAGAGCGCGGGCGCAGCAGCGACCGGCACGATCACGCTCGCGGGCACTGCCACCTCGGCAGGCACGATCGGCGTTACCGTGATGGGCGAGGAGATCGAGATCCCGTTCGCCGACGGCGACACCGCAACGGCTGCCGCGGCGGTCGTCAATACGTACATCGGTTACGAGGGCGACTGGCCTGTTACCTCGGGCGCAGCCGCTGCAGTCGTCACGCTCACGGCGCGAAACCTCGGGCCGCGCGGCAACTTCCTACGCTTCCGCGTGCGCATCATCGACGGCACCGGCCTAACAGTCGCCGCCTCGTCGACGTACCTCGCAGGCGGCGCGACGAGCGACGACCCGCAGAACGCGATCGACGTGATGGATGGCGTGCGTCGGCGGTTCCTGGTCGCGCCGTACAGTGACGCGACGCAGCTCGCGAAGTTCAAGTCTCACATCGACGCGCAAGACGAGCCGCTGATCGGAAACCGTAAGGTCTTCGTGTCGGGCTCGCTCGACACGGTCGCGAACACGACGACACTCGCGATCGGTCTGAACTTCACGCGCGGTCAAGTCGCGTGGCTCTACAACTCCGACGTGCCGCCCTCGTGCCTCGCAAGCTCGATCGCAGCGTATCGCGCGGGCGAAGAGCAGAACGATGCGGCGACCAACTTCGACGGCAAGAACGTCGCCGGCATGATCCCGCACTGGGCATCGAGCGAGCGCCCGAGCGCGAGCGAGCTTGACTCGGCACTGAACAACGGCGTAACGCCGTTCGCCTCGACCCGCTCGGGCGAGGTGTTTATCGTCCGGTCGGTCACGACCAAGTCGCAAGACCCGAACGCGAAACCTGACTTCCGCGTGCTCGACACGCACAAGGTCGCGGTGCCCGATTTTATCGCCGAGGATATCGAGCTGCAGATCGGCGACACGTTCTCGGGATTCAAGGCGTCGCAGGATCCGCCCGAAGGGCAGACGCCGCCCGTCGGCGTGGTTACGCCCGCGATGGTCAAGGATCTCGTCTATGCGCGCTTGCGCTTTCACGAGACCGAGAACGGGCTGCTCGACTCGGGCAGCGTCGACGCGAACATCGACGGGCTCGTCTTCGAGCTGAGCAAGGTTGCCGATGGTCGGTTCAACGGCGTGGTCCCGCTCGACGTGATCGAGCTGGCGCATCAGTTCGCGTCTGACATCAGGCAGATCGGGTGATTTGAGACATGGCAAGTCTGAACAACTACGAGGGTCCGTCCGAGATCTACGTGCAGGGGCGCCTCCTAGCGGAGGCGGTCAAAGCGTCATTCTCGGTCAAGGCAAACAACAATCCGGTGGTGACCATGCGCAAGGGTCTAGCCGGCAAGTCCGACGGCGCGCGCTCTTCGGAGGGCACGATCGAGACGGCGATCCCGCGCGCGGGCTACGAGTACGACTTCGTCGAGAAAGTGATCGGCGGCGCGTACATTCGTGTCGTCGTGAAGTCGGGCGGGCAGCGTCACACGTTCGATTGCTGGGTCGAGAGCGTCGACCTATCGAACGCGACCGACACGCCCGCAGCGAAGACGATCACCGTCATGGGCGGACCGCCCGACTCGGTCGGGGGCTGATGCCGAAGTTCTCCGATGCATCGGTTCGCGAGGCGCTCTCGGGCCGTCTCGCGATCCGTTGCTATCCGTTCCCTGGCGCCGAAGACGTCGACGTCGGCGTGCGCATGCTGCGAGATCAAGAACTCGACGCAGCGCGCACGGCGGCGCAGGACTTCGTCAAAAAGCACAAGGTCGAGCTTGTGATCGATCCCGAGTTCTTTGACCGGGCGATCAAGCGAGAGATCATCTCGCGTGCTTTCTATGACGCCGCCTCGCCCGACGAGCCTTTCTTCTCATCGCAGAACGAGGTCGCCGCGCTCGACGCGACGCTCGTCGCTGCGTGCTTCGAGCTTTACACGCGGCATCAAGTGACCGTTGACCCTTACGCGCACTGTGACGCCGAGGAGGTCGACGAACTGTTAGAGCTGCTAAAAAAATCAGAGACGAGCGCGGAGACTTGGAGGTTATTCGATGCGCCTACTCTGTGGAGCTTTGTTCTTTCTTTGGGATCAAGGCTTCGCGAGATGTCAGCGCAACACAGCTCCGATATTGGGTCGAGTGCCGAGCCCGCTGGAATGAAATGAAAAATGGATCGCGCTGATGACCATCGACGCCAAAGCACGAATCCAGGTCGAGGGCGGTTCCGAAGCTCTGAAAGAGATCACCGGGGTAGCGCGAGCGACGCGGGCTGCAGGTGCGCAAAGCAAGCGCACAAGCACAGAGCAGCAGCGCGCCTCGCGTGAGGCAGCGAAGGCAGCCGAGCGGCAAGCGCGCGAGGCTACGCGCGCAGCGAAGGCAGCAGCGACCGCCGAAGAGCGAGCGGTAAAGCAGAAGCTCGCGGCGATCGCGAAAGCCGAGGCGACCCGGCTGCGCAAGTTTGAACAAGATCAACGCGCGATGACCCGCGCGGCAAAGAAAGCCGCGGCAGAGCAACAGCGCGCGACCGAGCAGAGTGCGAAGGCGCAAGAGAAAGCCGCGCGCGATAGCGTCGGGCGTCGCCGCAGACTCATCGGCGGCACTGCGACAGCCGTTGCGGCGGGCGGCGTAGCTGCGGCAGCGTTCGCACGCGGCGTCGTCGGCCAAGGCTCGGTCGCAGATCGGATCCGCGATGCGAACGCATTCAAAACATCGTTAATCACTGGCGCGGGGCAGGCGGGTTTGACGCCCGAGCGACGCGACGAGATCGAGGCGTCACTGCTGCAGACTGCGACGACGAGCGGCAAGACTCCGTTGGAGTTCGCTGCAGGACTTGAGACGGCGCAGGGTACGTTCAACGCCTTCGAGCTGTTCGCCGATAAGATGAAAGAGATCGCGCCGACAGCGAAGGCGGCAGGCACAACGATCCCGCAGATGATCGAGGCAATCGGGTTCGTCAAACAGGCATTCGGGCTCACGGGCGACGAAATGGTCGAGGCCATGAACCTCATGGTTGCAGCGTCATCGAAAGGAGCGATCAACGTCAAAGACTTCGCGAACGCGTTCGCCCCGGTCGCGGGCTTGTTCGCGTCATCATCAAACATGAAGGGCCTTGAAGGCGCGCGAGAGTTCTTTGCGACCGCGCAGTCGATCGGCACGCTGGGCGCAGGGGCTGAAATCAGCGCGACGATGATGAATGCCTTCATGGCTGCGATCTCTGACGTCGACACGAGAAAGGGGCTCGTGACGGCTATCGGGCTAACCGAGACCGACACGCCCTCCGAGATCATAACAAAAATGGCGACTAGCGCCGAGTTCGCCAAGCCCGAAGTCCGACAGAAGCTGTTTCCGGAGCGGCTTTCTAGCCGAGCGGTAACCGCGGTTTTGAACGCATACGCCGACGTCGAATCCGGCCGCACCGACGTCGACGCCCGCACGATCCTTGGCGTCACAGCCGAAGAGGGCCGACAGAAAACGCGCGAGATTACCGGCGAGCTTGAACGCTCTGGCGTTCTCGAAGCCGAGCGCGAAGCAGTTCGCGCGCAGGTTGAAGTTTCAAAGAATCTCGCCGATTACAACGCGCAGATCTTGATGGTTCTCAAGGCGTCGAACGACCTCGAGAGCGCGTTCGGCTCGCTCGCAGTCTGGGCGAACGTCATCGCAGCCATGGGCACGACCGCGGCGATCGGAAAGGTTCTGCTTGGCGGCGCAGGCGGCGCGGCAGCGGCGGGCGCAACGACTGCCGCAGCGGGCGCAGCGGGCGCGACAGGTGGCGCGGCGATGTTTGCCGCGTCGGCGGCAGGTACGGCGGCGCTATGGGCCGGAGCCGGGCTAGCTGCAGGTGCGGGCGGCTACTACGGGACCAAGGCGCTCGGCGGCGATACCGCGGGCGCGAAGCTCGGCTCGTTGCTCTTCGAGATGTTCGGCGATGACCTGCCGAACCGCTCGACGCAGCCCGTCGACATTTCGGCGATCACCGGCAATCCCGAAGACGCGCCGAGCGGCCCGAGCTTCGCGCAAGTCGTGCGCGATCAGAAGCTCGCACGCGAGCAACTCGCAGAGCAGAAGCGCGCGACCGCTGTCTTGACGAAGGTCGCCGACAAGCTCGAACCCAAAGCGCCGTTTAGCATGACCGACACGGTCGCTCGCAACGGCGAATCGCGGAGCCGATGACATGCCGCAGAATGACTTTTGGACCGAGAACCTGCAGCCCGCGTCGCTCGACGGCATCGTCTTCGAGATCGCCGAGCGACGCGTCACGACCGGTCGTGCGCTCGCGCGCTACCGATACCCGTATCGGGACGGGCAAGGCGTCGAGGATCTCGGGCGCAGCGTGTACGTTTGGAATCTGGAGGTCCCGCTCTATCGCAGCGTCGGGCTCGCGCAGTATCCGGGCACGCTCGACGACCTGATCCGCCTCGTCGAAGACGCCGACAAAAAGGCAGAGGTCGAGTACGTCGACCCGGAGTGGGGCCCGTTTCGCGTCAAGATACCCGAGAACGGGTTCGAGTGGTCGACCACGGGCGAGACGCGAGACGGCGGCATGCTGTCGCTCACGCTCGAAGAGATCTCGTTCGATCAAAGCGTCACGCAGAACCTCGAGAGCCCGCGCCTCGCAGGTCGAGCCAATGCGGCGTTTCTTGCGGGCAACATCGACAACAATCTGCAGAACCTCGACGCCCCCGACATCCCTTCGGACATCGACCCGAACGAGGGCTTCTCTCTGACCGACACTTGGAACGCGGTGCAGAATGGACTCGACACCGCAGCGCTTGCAGCCGACGACGTCGCAGCGAAGATCGACGAGGTCACGTTGATCTCGCAGAAGATCCTAAACTTCAGTGCGGGCGACGAGCTAGAGCGGTTCTCACTCTACAACTCAACCGTAGACTTTATCGCAGCCGCGAAGGATGTCGGCGACGACAGCGGCGACGCGCCGCCAGGCGAAACGCTTGTCGAGCGCACGCTTACCGCCACGCTGTCGTCGTTTCAGATCGCGCAGTGGCTCTACGGCGACTCCTTTCGAGCGTCTGAAATCGAGTTCAACAACCCGACGCCGAACCCGCTCGCGTATCCGATCGGCACTACGATCAAGGTGTTTGAGGCATGACCGCGACGCGCTTCGACTTCGCTGCGATCGAGGTCGACGACCTATACCTCGAAGACTGGACGTCCTATCGGTTCGACTCGGACATCTTCACGCCCGCCGATGCGTTCTCGTTGTCGATCGGCATCGGCACGAGCAACTCGCAAACACTCAAGTCGAACTTGGCGCGGCTGCGCGACAAGCTGCGGCCTGGCGCAGAGATCAAGTTCTGGGTGGGCTACGGTAGCAAGCGCGCGCTTCAAGGCACCGGCATCGTCGACTCACGAGAGATCACAAACGACGGTTCGGGAACGAGCTTCAGCATCGAGGGGCGAGACCGCGCCGCGCTGATGTTCTCCGCGGCAGACCTGTCGCTCTACTCTGCCGACGACACGCTCGTCGACCTCTGCAAGCGCGCTACCGCAGAGTGGTCCATCGACGTGTTCGCAGACCCATCGTCAATGCGTGAGCTGCGCACGGGCGAGGCGAGCGCAGGTGCGAGCGCGCGGGCGCTGCGCAAGAAAGCCGCGGAGCTTGGCATCCCGGGCCGGCGCTATTCAAAGAACCTCGTCGACGCAGTCGCGAAAGGCACGCTCGACGCGAGCGACCTCGGCATCTCGCAGAGCGCGAAGGATCGATCGGGCGGAGGCATCACGCCGCTAGAGATCTACGCACTCAAGGTCAAGGATGCTCGCGTGCAGTCGGGCGAAACCGTGTGGGACTTCCTCGACCGACACGCGCGGCGTCTCGGCGTGCTCATGCGCATGAGCCCCGACGGCAATCTGAACTTGCTCGCTCTCGACTACGGGCAGGAGCCGGCCTACATGCTGCGGCGCACGCTCGACGCGAAGACGCGAGGCGCGCCCTCGTCGGGTCTCTCGCAGAATCAAAACAACATCCTCGCGGGCGGCGAGCGCTACGACACGTCGAGCCTTTACAAGCAGGTCGTGGTGCACTGCCGAGTGCGCGATCCCGAGGATGGGCCGCTCTTTCTGAACAGTCCGAGCCCGACTGCGATCAAGCCAAAGGCCCGACCGCGCAAGCCGACGACGCGCATCGCACGCGACGCGGCCGACGATGCGTTGCCGTTCGAGCGCACGCTGCGCGTGCAGGACGACAACATCCGAACCGCCGACGAGGCAGTGCGCCGCGCCTATCGCGAGCTTGCCAAGTCGCGAATGGGCGCCCGCGTGCTCGACTACACCGTGCGCGGGCACGGCAGCGACGGGCTCGTGTTCGCGACCGACACCGTAGCGATCGTGCAGGACGACCTCGTCGGCGTGAACGGCCCCTACTACGTTGTATCGCGCTCGTTCATTCGAGACGAGAACGGCCCGCGCACGAGTCTAAAGCTCGTGCCGCTCGGCTCGATTGTGATCGGCGAGTGAGACCATGGCGCTAGATCGATTCATGGAGATGATCTCGGGCGTGCTTAGCTTCGCGCGCATCAAGTCGACGAGCGTCGAAGACGAGTCGAAGACCGTGTTCGCGAAGGTCGAGGCGAACGAGGGCGAAGACACGACGCCCGACGACGAGTTCTTTGGTCACGCTGCCGTGCAGTATCGCCCGCCCGCGCCATCGACCGAGGGCGAGTGCGAGGTCGTGTTCGCCCGCCTCGGCGACGAGAAAGTCGTGATCGCCTCGCGTGACAAGCGCTGGCAGGTCGAGCTTGCAGACGGCGAAGTCGTGTTGCGTGCGTTCGGCGCGAGCGCAGCTTACGTGCACTTGAAACCAGACGGTTCGCTCTCGATCAACGGCGGCGGGCTTATCGAGATGGACTCGGGCGGCGACGTCACGATCAACGGCGTGACCATCACGGCAGCGGGCGACGTGTCTGCGCCTGGCGAGGTTACCGCGCAGGACGGATCGCCTGCGACCTCGGTCGGCCTAAGCACGCACCTGCACCCGACCGCAGTCGGCCCGACGTCGCCGCCAACCCCGGGCACCTGATGCCGCTCGCTTTCGGCACACTGCAGAGCGAACTAGAAACGCTCTTCGCCTCGCCGCCTGCGACGATCGCAGACTGCGCGCAAGGCTGGGCCGATGCCGTCGAGAGCTATGCGACCGGGATCATCCCTGCGTCGACGACGGTCACGAGCGCAGCGGCAACGCTCTCGACGGCGCTCGCAGCCGCGTTCGCGCTGCCCGCAGCGGCGCCCGCGATGGACACGGCGTTTACCGCGTTCTCGGTCGCTGTCGGTGCCGGCATGGCCGGCTATACGCCGACGCCGCCCGTGGCTGCGCTCGGCATCCCGACCCTGATCGCGCCGCCGTACCCAACGACGCACGCTGCGGCTGCGACCGAGTTCGCGACGTTGATCGACACCTGGATGCGCACTGGGTTCTCGACCCTGATCGCCGCGCCCTTTACCGTGGTGCCTTGGAGCTAGCGAATAGCTGCAAGGCGTCGCGCGCAGACGCTCGGATAGGATGGCATCGTGACAGCCAAAGCACGCAGACGGCTCGACCCTGTAACCCGCGACTACGTCGTCGAGGCGGGCGGCGTCGCGAGCGACGTCGGAATCAACACGCAGATCTTGATCGCGCTCGGCATGAAGCGCGGCAGCTGCATCGTCTACCCGACGCTCGGCTCGCGCCTTCACACGATAGGGCGCGCCGATTCCGCCGGGCTGCGCCTGGCGGAATTCTACGCGCGCGAGGCGCTGGAAAACATCCGAGCGCGGGTCAAGGATCTGTCGGTCGCGGCAACGCTCTCTCGGCGCAAGTCGAACGCGATCGACCTCGCCATCGACTACCGGCTCGGCAACGAGACGCAGCGCGTCGTGTATACGGCGGCGGCGGGATGACATGCTGAATATCTATCCGATCGCGACGCTGCTACTCGAAGGCAAGCAGAAGCTGCGGAGCTTGCTCACGAGCGTCGGCACCGAGACGGGCAGCGACTTCGGTCTGATACTCGACGTCGCCGCGCGCATGCTGCAAGGCGCGCAGGTTGCGGCGGCGCATATCGTCGACCAATCGCTAACCTCGACCGCCGACGCGTCGACGTTAGAGCGGCTGCAGGAGCTGCACGCCATCGACCTGCAGAAAGATGCGACGACGGCGCGCGGTCTCTTGATCTTCGAGGGGCAGCTGCTCGGCGTGCCCGTGCCCGCCGATAGCGTGGTGCCTGCAGGTACAGAGATCACCTTCGCTGCGAGCGAGACGCCCGACGGCGTCGAGCGAACGTATACGCTTCTGCAAGACGTGACCTTCGGCAACGCCGTGCCATGGGTGACCGCGACGCTCGACCTCTCAGGCACGAACTCCTGGCGCGCGCGAATCTCGGGCGTCGCGCGCGGTCTCGTCGAGGCGGGCCAGTGCATCGCAGGCCCTGCGGCGATTCGCCGATGGGATCCTTACTCGGGCGTGGTCGAGTTTTACTCGTCGCCGCCGTGGTTCAATCCGTGGTCGGCTGTCCCGCCCTATCCCACCGTGAGCATGAGCGCGAGCGTCGGGCGCGTCGTCGAGGCAGAGTGCACGGTCGCAGGCAAGGTCGGCAATATGGGCGGCGTTGCATCGACCTCGGTTGACCTCGGCGTGGTGACCATCGCGCAGATGGGCGGCGGCGCAGACGAAGACCCTGCGATCGATCCCGAAGACGAGCGAAACCGACGCATGCTAGACGACGAGATCGCGAGCGGCGCAGGGCTCGGCAACATGCAGCACGTGCGCGAGCTTGTTCTCTCGTGCCCCGACATCGCGCTCGACGACGCGGTCGTGTATCGAGGGATTCGCGGCCCGAGCACGATCGACGTGGTCGCCATCGGAAAGAGCCAGCGCGTCGAGCTTGCCGGTGCGCCGCTCGTTCGCACGGAGCACGTCGACGGCTGGCTGAATGGTCGGCTCATCGGCGACGTGCAGGCGCGCCGCCTGCGCGACTACCTGCTAGGCGAGGGCGAGTACTCGGAGCGGCTCGTTTCGTTCTTCGACGACATCGAGGTGCACCAACTTGACTACGACCGCACCGGGCAGGACGCGGTGTTCGACCAATTCAAGTCCACGGACTGGGCGCGCAGCGTCTGCGACGTCGAGATCGTCGTCGAGCCGCAGTCGGGCTTCGGTGTCGACTCGGGCGCAGACATCAGCGACACGCACGACACCACGGCAGAGTACTCGAACGACAAGATCTACGCGCAGCCCGGGTTCGCGCTCGACGCGCGCATCGAGGTCGGGCACCGCGTCGTGGTCGATGCGATGGATCCGCTCACGTCAGACTCGCGGCGCGGTTACGTGAGCTACGTGGGCACGGTGCAAAGCATCGCCGCAGACCGCAGCTTCGCGGCACTCGACATCGACACGACACCGGTCGCGCAGATCATGCGATGGCGAACGGCGGGCCCTCTCACGCAGCCGATCATCACTGCGGCATTCGACTACTTCGACGACCTCGGGCCGGGGTCTTACCTCGTCGCGCCGAAGGATCCCGGCTACACGCGCTCGTTCCCGTGGACCCCGGCAATCAACATCGCGCCCGACCCGGGCGTCTCGGTCGACCGGTGGCCGACCGAGGGTCGCGACTGGCGCAGCGGCTATCGGATCTCCGAACTCGTCGAACGCATCAAAGCGATCGAGGGCGTGCGGTCCGTTGCGATCGACGTCAACGACTTCGACCCGTTGCCGCTGCGGCGTCTGTGGTTCCGAGGTGTAACGGTGCGCTATGCCTGATTTTCCATCGTACACGCGCGACGAGCTTGTCGTGCGCGCTCGCAACCTGATTCGCCTGCGACTGCCGAGCGCCGACCTCGACGACGGCACCGACTATGACGTATGGGCGCGCATGCTCGGCACGCTCGCGTTTGGCCTGCAGCGTCAAGGCTCGACGCTGCTGCGACTCATCGACCCGACGCGAGCGTTTGGCGCAGTGCTGCGCGAGTTCGCCGACTCGTTCGGCATCGGTCGCGAGCTTGCGACGAGCACGGGCGCGGTCGCAGCGACCGGCAAGGTGATGATCGTCTCGACGACGGGCACGCAGACGCAGCTCGCGGGCTCGGTTCTCGTGCACGCAGACGGCACCGAATACACGCTCGACGCCGACGCAGACACGAGCGCGACCGACACCGACACATTCAAAGCGGGATGGCGCAGCACTCGGCAGCGCATCGTGCAGGGCAAGGCCTTGGTCGCAGACCCGTTCGGTCTGCAGTTGCCCGACGTCGTCTATGAACACGTGCCGACGGGCGAGCTTGTCGCGGTTCATGGGAACGTCGACAACGCCGACAACGAGATCGGCGAGCTTTACTTTCCGCTGGCAGTCGACCCGCAGTTCTTGGACGTGTTCGCGCAAGAGTTCTCGGTCGTCGCGGCAGTTACGTGCTCGACGCCCGGCACCATCGGGAACAAGGATCCCGGCGACGTGCTCACCATCGTGAGCCCGGCGGGCACCATCGTCGCGACTGCGCGTATCGCAGAGATGTCGGGCGGGCTCGAAGCGATGACCGAGGCAGAGCAGCAAGCGGGTTTTCGCGACCTGCTGCAAGAGCGGCTCTCGCCGATGCCGCTCGAAGAGATACGCGCGCTCGCGCTCGCCGCGCCAGGCATCACGAAGATCGTCGACGCGACCGTCTTCCCGTCGCTCGGCACGTACACGATCTATCCGTATCAAGAGGGCACGCCGTTCGTGACCGAGGAGCGCGCCGCCGAGGTCGCAGCCTACGTCGACGCGAGGATCGCGATACCCGAGCGCGTCGTCGGCGCTACGCTCACGTTTCGCACCGACCTTTACGAGGCGATCGAGGTGCGCGTGCAGGAGTCGTCGGCGCCCGACTGGCGGCTACCTGCGGGCGCTGCCTTCGATGTCGCAGCGGGCTCGACGACGACGCGCATCAATACCGTGCTCGACACGACCGACACAATCATGATCGGCGATCGGGTGATCGTCTCGGGCCGGTTCGCGGCGGGCACGCCTTCGCCGTACATCGTGCAGCGCGAGGTCGCGGCGACGAACGCGGCTTACATCGACTTGACCGAGGCGGTGCCCTCGCCGCCCGACGCAGCGGTCTCGTTCATTACGCCCGGCGGGCCGGCAGCGCAGCGCGTGATCGACGCGGTGCTCGAACACTACGACGAGCAGCGGGCCGACTCGTCGCTCGACGCGTACTCGTATCCCGAGCGCGCGAGCACGAGTCACACGCAAGGCATCATCGCGAAGGTGGGCGCAGTCGTCGACGTGCTCGACGTGGCGCTAAACGACGACGCGCAGGGCACCTCGACGTCGGGCGAGGTCGCGGTGTTCACGGCGATACAGATCAAGATGTGGAGCTAATGCGATGTCAGACTTCGGGCAGCTCGACGAACAAGGACAGCTCGACCTCTTGCGCAGTCTGCAGGGTGAGGGCGCATATACCGAAGAGACCGGCACGGCACGGGATGCCGAGTTGTCGGGCGTCGCGAGGATCGCGTACCTCGCAAGCGAGACGCTTGTCGCTGCGGCGCGAAACATGCTGCCGAGCAAGTCGGTCGAGCTGCTCGACGGCTACGAGCTACTGCACGCAGCGCCCTCGAACGAGCAGCTTACAGACACGCAGCGTCAATCGCGACTGAAGGCGTTTCTGCGCGCGCTGCCGCGCTTGCTTGCGCATCGCCTCGACAACGCGGCGGCGTCTCTGACCGGTGTCACTACGGGCACGACCGTCTCGCATGACGGCACGACCCAAACGGACGGCGGCGCGAGCGTTGTCGGTGCGTTCGGCGTGACTCGACTTGAGCCAAGCGCGACTGCGCAGGACGCGGTCGCGCTTGACACGATCATGCGTCGCGGCTCCGCGGCTCGCAGCATCGTCGGCGACACCGCGACGCGCGCGGCAGACTACTCGGGCGTGACGCCGATCGATCGCTCGATTCTCGAAGACGTGCCGGTCGGCGCCACGCACACGACAGCGCCCATCGTGCGCCCGTTCGATTACTACGTCGGCAGCACGGTTCGCCAGGCGCAGTGGCGCGAGCTGCAAGCGATGCTGTGTTGGAAAGCCGGCTACGGCGACCTCGTGCCGACGTACCTCGATCAGACCGACCAAGGCGGCACGCTTTACGAGCAGGGCTCGGTCGCAACTGCGGCGACGGTGTCGCTCGACACGGTCGACGATTGGTCGGAGCGCTGGCTGCAGGTCTGGGGCGTCGTGAGCGCGACCGACATCACGCCCGCGAGCTACGACCTCGCCTCGCTGCCCGACACTGATCTTGTGTGGACGTCGCTTTGTAAGACCGGCACAACGGGCGCGCCGTACACGCAGACGCTTACGACCCTGGCGGGCGGCAGCTCGCTGTGCACCGTGCAGGTCAACGGCAGCGGAGACCTCGAACTCTCGAACACGAGCGGCGCGACGCGTTACTACAGGCTGTTCGTTCGCGCGTCGCCGAAGTACTCGCTCACAGAAACGCCCGGCTCGGTCATTCGTTCGCCGTGGCTCGACTTGGAGTTCGCGACGAGCGCGACGATGTCGCAGCTATGGAAAGCCGCGACCATTCGAGACCAGACGCTCGCGAACGCAGCGGAGGGCGGGCAGCGTCGAGTGTTCAGCACGGGCACCCTCTCGAGGGTCGCGACCGACGAGACGCAGTTCGTCGTGCTCGACTCGTCTCTCGATTGGCGCGAGCGCGTGTTGCTCGTCGCGCCGTTGACCTCGGATAGCGCAAGCGCGAACCCATCGCCGCAGACGACGGGCGTCGACACGCGCGTCGGCACGAGCGAGAACAATGTGCCGCGCATGTTCAACACGTACACGGGCGCGGCAATCGGCTCGGCGACTGCGCAGCCCTATCAGCACGCCGACCGGTTCGCGGGCCCTAACGTTTGGTTGTTTGCCGACTCCGCGACGGGCGACCTCGTCGCCGAAATGAAGTCGACCGACAGCACCGACGCGCGCGCGTGCGCCATGTTTATGGTGCTCGCGAGCGAGCGCACCGACGGCGATGTCGAGCCCGTGTCGATCGATGGGGCGAGCTTGTCTTC